GCAAGTTGAAGGCAGCACAATTATAGCAGGAAATGGAACTGAAATACCAAATCCAAAGCACGCAATGAAGCAAAGTAGTTTTAATGCAATGATGAAAGCTGCAATGCAAATTGGTATTACCCCAAAGAGTAGAATTAAAAGTACAACAAAAGCAAAAATGTCAAAATTAGAATCACTAAGGAACGCAGCAAAGAATGGCTAAACTAAGTGACGAACTTTTAAAATATTGCAAGACAAATCAATGTCAATTAATTACTAAATCAATTGATAGGTTCCTGGTGGATATAACTCGTAAAGATATTTATTTAGATTATGAAAAGGCTAGTTTTGCAATTGGATTTATTGAAAGTTTAAACCACGTGGATGGAACGCCATTTGTTTTAGAACTATGGCAGAAATTTTTATTAGCTAATCTATTTGGTTGGTATTATAACAACGGAATTAGAAGATTTAAAACAAGCTATATTGAGGTTCCACGTAAGAATGGTAAAACAGCAATAGCAGCGGCCATTGCTTTATACGGATTAATTGCAGATACTCATGACGATGGTCAAATTTATACTTGCGCAACAACGAGGGACCAAGCCACAATTTGTTACAAGGCTGCAAAGCAGATGATAAAACAAACTGATTGGTTAAGCGAATTAGTTAGGGTTATGCAGTATGAACTTATTAATATTGAAAAAGGATTTGACACCGGTGTTATGAAGGCTTTAAGCAGTGATTCAAACACATTAGACGGCTTAAAACCTTATATTGCGGTTGTGGATGAGTATCATGCGCATAAAACAGATGAGGTTTATAATGTTGTAAAATCTGGAATGGGAGCAACTACAAATCCATTGTTATTTACGATTACTACTGCAGGATTTTTAAAAGACGGACCTTGTTTTAAGGAGCGCAAATATTGCATTGACGTGCTCAGCAAAAAGCTAAAAGACGATACATTATTTGCAATGATTTTTACGATTGACGATGGTGACGATTGGCAAAATCCAAAAGTTTGGTCAAAGGCAAATCCTAATTTAAATGTTAGTGTAAACATTGACTTTTTAAAAGCTGAATTGGTAGCAGCTCAAAACGATGGTAGCAAAGAAATAAACTTTAAAACAAAATATTTAAATGTTTGGACTGACACGGCTACAACATGGATTCCTGATATAAAGTGGGTTGAAAGTGGAAATGATTTTGATGCAAGTATTTTAGAAGGTCGTGAGTGTTTTGGTGGAATGGATTTAAGCAAGTCGCAAGATTTTAGCAGCTTAGTTTTAAACTTCCCACCAATAGAAGGCGAAACAGATTTTAAGCAATTATATTATTTTTGGATTCCTGAAGATGTGGCCAAAGAACGCCATAAACGAAACTACCATAATTATGTTAATTGGGCAAAAATGGATTTAATTAAATTTACTAACGGAAATGTTATTGACCACCAAATAATAAGAAATGATATTAATGAACTTGCAACTAAATATAAAATCCAGTTTATAAATTATGATGCTGTTTTTGCTACTACATTAGTAACTGAATTAACAGACGATGGTATAAGCTTGCATCCATTCAGACAAGGGTTTATGAGCATGGCAGCACCAACAGCCGAACTCGAAAGGTTGGTAATAAGCAAAGAATTAAACCATAATAATAATGAAGTAATTAGGTGGATGGCTGGCAATGTTCTAATATTGCGTGATGCTAGTGGAAATATGAAAGTAGATAAAAGCAAGCCCGAAAATAAAGTAGATGGTATTGTTAGTAATATAATGGCGGTTGCGGCTTATATGCAGCACATGGCAGAACACCCGAAAGAAAAAGAATATTTTTTTATGAAAATTAGATAACGGTTGCAGCTAACCGAAGGCAGGGAATTTAACCACAAAACAACAATGGAAGCACGAAACTTGAACATACTACCAAACTTTCTTAGGAGCAGCAACCCCCTGCTTTTAGTTAGGTGCTGTTATGTGCCGTATTATTTATAAACTAATTTAAAAACAATAGATATGTTATTTACAAACAAACAAGAAAAAAAGGAAATTGTGTATCAGTTTTTTGCACCACCGCCACCACCAAAAGAAGTGGCTAAAATTCAAACAATGTTACGTCAAGTTGAAACTTGGATAAATGCAGGAGAAACTGAACTTGCTGAAAAACATTGGATTTTAATTTCGGAGGAGTGTCGAAAATATGGCACATAACTTATAGATTGCAGAAATAATCAGTATAACTAATAATGATGTTTACCATAAAGTAAACCATTACAATAGATTAAAAACTATTGCTTATGATAGTAGTGTATTGGGTTGTAAAAAATATATCAATGAGCAAATTGAATTATACAATAATGTTCGACAAGAAATCAATTTACATTCTAAAATTATTTAAATTATGAATATAGCTGAGTATTTCCAAAGATTCTATGATTTATTGCCTTATCATAAAGATGGTGAAGCGGCTTATATTGCACTAGAATCGGAATACTACAAAAAGTTTAAGCGAAATAGGTTTAAAACTTATAATAGCTTTAAACGTAGTAAAAACTACTATTTTGGAAAATATTAGAAAATAGTTACAACTAGTTACATAACCATTGTTTTACTTTGTAAAATAAATGGCGAACTTATTAACTAGATTTTTACCAAAATTATCATTTAGAGCAAAGGCTCCAACTGCTTTGATTCCCGCTAATTCATTTAGTGGGTTCCCGATGCAGAATTGGTTTAGTGGTTACGCTAAAAGTGGTGAACAAGTAAGCGAAAAGAACGCCAAACAACTAGCTACTTACTATGCTTGCATAAGGAATATAGCCGAAGATATTAGTAAGCTGCCTTATATAGTAGTAAAAACAGAAAAAAACGGTAATAAAACAAGGGTTAATACTCTAAATGTTGCTAAAATCCTTCAAGTTAAACCAAACAACTATTCAACTCCTATTGGTTTAAAATATTCAATCATAAATGATGCAATTGGTAGAGGTAATGGCTATGCTCTAATTATTAGAGATAAAGCGGGTTTAGCAACTGAAATGCACTATATTGATTCTAATTTTGTATTTCCTGAATTTGATATTCTAAGTAAAACAATGTTTTACAGAATAAACTATATTCCATTGGGTTTAGACGATGTTTATTCAAGTGAAAATATATTTCATTTAAAAGGACCAGGAAATGGAATGGTTGGCCAATCTGTATTAGGTTACCAATTGGAAACATTAGGCCATGCCTTAGCTATTCAAAACTATTCAAGTAACTATTTTAGTGGCGGTGCTGCAATGAGTGGCGTATTAACTTTTGAGGGTGTTAATGACGAAAAAAAACTAGCACAATATACTCAAATGTTCATGGCTAGTTATACTGGTGGTGGAATAGCTGCAATGCCTAGCGGTGTTAAGTTTGAAGCTATGAATAATGATCCTAAAAAATCACAGTTCATAGAAACTGAAAACTATATGCGTGGTGAAATAGCCCGATGGTTTAGAATGCCTTTATCAAAATTACAAGATTTATCCGATACCAATAATTCAGCATTAGAGCAGGTAAACATTAATTATGTAACTGATTGCCTTATGCCTTGGATTGTAAGATTTGAACAAGAAGCAGACCAAAAATTATACGCAATTTATGAGCGTGATATTTATGATGGCTATATTGATACTGATATGCTTTTAAGAGGTGATTCAGCAGCTATGGAACGCAAGATTAGAACTATGTTCACAAGTGGTGCAATAACTCCAAATGAAGTACGCAAAATGTATGCAATCAATACAATTGACGAAGATTATGCAAATAGTAGTTATATGCCAAGCAATATGATGCCAGGCGAAACTGCTATTCCATTTTGGGAGGCACAAGCCGCAAAAAATAACCAATTAACCAATAGCCAACCTGGAACTGGTGGCGCACAACAATAATGGAAAGAAGATTTAACACAAGAGCAGCTGACATTGTTAGCGAAGATGGTAGAACCATAAAAGGCTATGCGAGCACATTTGATAGCTTATACCCAATGTGGGAGGGCTATAATGAAACTATTGCACGTGGAGCTTTTGATGGCTGTGATATGAGTGATGTTGTAGCACTATTTAACCACGAAAGTGAAATGTTGCTAGCGAGGTCTAAGGATGGTGTAGGTACTTTAATTTTAAAGGTAGATGAAAAAGGCTTATACTTTGAATTTGAAGCATTAAATACAACCATGGGCAATGATGTACTTGAAAATATAAAAGCTGGCAATATTCGTGGCTGTTCATTTGCCTTCACTGTATCGGAACAAAAAGTTGAGGAATTTGCAGATGGAACTTGTTTAAGAACTATTTTAAAAATTGATAAACTTTACGATGTAGGACCAGTTGTTAATCCGGCTTATGAAGATACTGAAGTTGAAGCTTGCAAAAAAAGAAACAAAGAATTAATTACAAAACCAATAAACGAAAGCTATTATTTAGCGCAAAAATTTAAATTTAAATTAAAATAAAAATAAACAAATGAAAAACTCAAGTATTGAATTGCGCCAATTACAAGCGCATAAAAGAAATGAAGGTTCTGATTTAGTGGCAAAAGCTGAATTAGAAAAAAGAGAATTGACAACAGTAGAATTAACTACTTTACGCTCAATTGAAACTGATGTAACTGCTTTTGATGTACAAATCAAAGATGCAGAATTAAGAGAATTATTCACTAAAAAGAATGTTGAAGGAAAAGTAACACCTGAAGGTGATTCTAAAGAAAAAAGAGAATTAGGAAATTTCTCATTCGGTAAATTAGTTCGTGAATTATCATTATCACGTGGTGATGAGAACGCAATTACTGGTCTTGAAAAAGAATTATTGCAAGAATCGGCAAAAGAAAAAAGAGCATTAGGCTCAATGGGTGATGGTTTGTATTTATCAAACAAATTCTTACAAGTTGAAAGCAGAACAATGAGTTCAGGAACTTCAACTGCAGGCGGTAACTTTATTGCTACTGACAAAGTTGGCTTCTTTGATGCATTATATGCTAAAACTGTTTTACCTCAATTAGGAGCTATTAAATTAGAAGGCTTAGCGGCTAACACTGATTTAACTGGATTTAGTGCAGGTGTTACAGCTGGTTGGGCTACTGAAGTTGCTGATGCAAGTGCAGGTGATCCTACAACTGCTAGTCACTCTATTGCGCCTAAGCGTTTAACAGCTTATGTTGATTTGAGTAAGCAATTATTGTTACAAGATAATTTTAGCATTCAGAATTACACCGTTCAATCATTCTTGAAAGCTTTTGCAGTAGCAATTGAAGCAGCGGCTATTAACGGTCCTGGTTCTGCAGCTCCAACTGGTTTGTTAGGAACAAGTGGAATTGGCTCGGTAGCAATTGGAACTAATGGTGGTGCTCCAACTTTAGCAAAAATTCTTGAATTAATCCAAATCGTTGAAACTGCTAATGCAGGAATGAATGGCAAATTCTTAGTAAATCCAAAAGTAGTAGCTAAATTAAAGCAAACTGTAATTGATAGTGGTTCAGGTGCAATGATTATGCCTTACATGAGTTATTTCATGGGACAACCTGAGCAAATCGCAGGTAAAGAAACTTACAGCACATCAAACGTTCCAAGTAACTTAACAAAAGGTACAACTTCGGGATTATGTTCTGCAATTATCTATGGCGATTGGGAGAATTTAGTAATAGGCCAATATGGTGGAATTGATTTAGTAATTGATCCAGCTTCACAAGCTATTGGAGGTAAAACTAGAATCGTAATGAGCCAATATGTAGGAGTTGCGGTTAAACAACCGGCAGCATTTGCAGCTATACTAGACGCTACAACTACTTAGTATTAAGTAAAAGCGTGAATGGAAGTAGGGCGGCTCGATACCGCCCCACGCTTCAAAATGGAAACAATACAATTTATAAAAAGTCCAGTTGGTTTTGGTTTAGGTTATCATATTGGCGAAATAGCCGAAATAAACGAGAATCAAGCTAATGAATTAGTGGAATTAGGCTATGCCATTAAGATTGAAAAAGCAGTAAAAGTTGAACCAAAAACAATTAAAAAAGCAGTAAAATAATTGGAAACCTACGTAGTTATAACCGCACCAACAGCCGAACCGCTAACACTAGCTGAAGCCAAAACACATTTAAGAGTGAATAATACACTTGAAAATGATTTGATAACAGCTTTGATTATAGCAGCACGCCAGTTTGTAGAGGGTTACACATGGAGACCGTTAATGACGCAAACAATTGATGTTGTTTTTGATACTATTACCGATAAAACTATTCCAATCAATAAGGCGCCAATACAATCGGTTACAAGTGTTAAATATTTGGATTTAAATGGAACTGAGCAAACAATTAGTAACACATTGTATGTAACTGATTTATTAAACTCACCTTGTAGGGTGAAATTAGATACTATTCCAACAATAAAAGATACTTTAAATGCTTTTAAAATTAGAATAGTTGCAGGTTATGCAAGTGCTGCAGTAATTCCACAATTATATAAAAGTGCAATGCTTTTAATTATTGGGCATTTATACGAAAACAAACAACAAGCACAAAGCCAAACATTAAGTGAAATTCCATTTGGTGTTTATACACTTTTAGACATTGAAAATAATAAATATAACAGAACATGAATAACTTATTAGGAACAAAAGCAATAGCGGTTACTCCAAGTGATACCGCATACATAACAGACGTTTTACCGTTAATTATACCAAAAC